AGGCCTATAGTAAAACTGATGATTTTAATAAATTATGAAAAAAAAGTTTAACGAAACAAAGGTAGGGCAGTTCTTAAGCAAAGCCGCTCCTGGTATATTAGATTTAGCTGGTAACGTATTGCCTGACGCTGGTCTATTTGGTTTAGTTAAAAACTTAATTAAAAAAGATTCTGTATTACCTATAGAAGATAAAGAAAAAGCGCTCATGTTGCTAGAGCAAGATATGATAGAAATGAAAGAAGTAACAAAACGTTGGGAGAGCGATATGAAAAGCGATTCATGGCTTAGTAAGAATACGCGCCCGTTATGTTTAATATTTTTATCTATAATGACTATAGCTTTTATATGGGTAGATAGTCATCATGAAATATCTTTTACGGTAGAACAAGAGTGGATAGGTTTGTTAAAAACTTTAGTTACAACAGTGTATGTAGCGTATTTTGGTTCGCGAGGGGCGGAAAAATTCAAAACTATAAGTAATAATAATAATAAGTAAAACAAATAACAACAATTAAAATTTAATCAAATGAGTAAAGTAAAAGAATTAACTACAAAGATTACAGACAAAGAGCTAGAAACAATTAAAGAACAACAAAAGAAAATTCAAACAGTTGTTTATGATTTAGGTGCTTTGGAAGCTAAGAAATTTGAAATTTCAGGAGCATTAAAAGAATTTAACGAAGAGTTAAATGTAACTAAAAAAGAACTAGAGGAAAAGTACGGACAAGTTAACATTAACTTACAAGACGGATCTTACGAAGAGATTGTAGAAGAAGTTTCTACTGCAGAAGCTAAGTAATATGGAATCTGTTATAAGAAAGATAAGTATAGGCTCGGACTATAAAAACGAAGCAATGCACTACTCTGTAGGCCAACCGGTTTACGGTGGCCATACTATTAGTAGTATTACTTTAAATAAATCTGACAATTCTTATAACATATACATTAAAAAAGAAAACGAAGTGATGCCATGGAAGAAGTTTAATTCTAACATGGCTATCTCCGTTGAATACGATTTAGAGTATTAATGAATAGTGTATATGATTTTATTATAACCCCTAAAGAGGGTAGGTATAATAATGAAAAAAAAGTTGGAGATAAAACTTTAGTACTAAATACTAGTATTGAAGACCACAAATTAGTTAGCAAACAAGCTATTATAGTCGCTGTACCGTTAGCGTTTAAAACAATATTAAAAGTTGGAGATGAAGTAATGGTTCATCATAATATCTTTAGAAGATGGTATGATGTAAAGGGTAAAGATAGAAACAGTGGCCAATATTTTAAAGAAGATTTATATTTTTGTAAACCAGACCAGGTATATTTATACAAAAGAAATAACAAATGGTTATCAATTGGTCAAAGATGTTTTGTTAAACCTATAAAAGACACTAATAGTCTAACGGTTGATATTGAACAAAAGCATATTGGTATATTAAAAATTGGTAATAGTTCTTTAGAAGCGCTAGGAATTAGCCCAGGAGATCTTATAGGTTATAAATCTAATAGAGAATGGGAGTTTATTATAGACGAAGATCGTCTTTATTGTATGAAATCAAATGATATTATTATAGAGTATGAATACCAAGGAAACGAAGAAGAATATAATCCAAGCTGGACACGTAGCTGTTGAAGAACTTATTAAAGTTGCTAAAGAAGCTATTGTAGATTCAGATGATGACATATCAGCAGATAGACTTAAAAATGCTGCTGCCACAAAGAAACTAGCTATATTCGATGCTTTTGAAATACTCAATCGTATTGTCGCAGAACAGGACATGTTAGATGAAAAACCTAAAGAAGTTAAAAAAGAAACTACATTTCGTGGTTTTGCTGAAGGAAGATCTAAATAATGTATAGCCAAACACTATATAAAGTATTACCCGATCACGTTAAACCTAAGATTCTTAAAAGAATTAATAGGTATAAAAAATGGGAGTATGGATACAACGAAGAACATGATATGGTTGTTGTGTCTAGGACTGGACAGATCGGAGAAATATATGAAATACAAAACCTCAAGATAGCTTTACCCAAAGCTGAAGACGTTCATGAATTTAAAGAAAACAAATGGACACCATTTAATTACCCTAAAGAATTAAAAAGAATAAAAACCGTGTTCGACTGGAGAGATTATCCAGAAGAATTTAAAGAAAAATACTATGACTACATCGATAATGAGTTCAAGCGCCGTGAAGAAGGTTTTTGGTATATCAATAAAGATATTCCTACTTACGTTACTGGCACTCATTATATGTACCTGCAGTGGTCCAAAATTGATGTTGGGCAGCCAGACTTTCGAGAGGCAAACCGTATTTTTTTCATATTCTGGGCCGCATGCGTTGCAGATGCACGGTGTTATGGTATGTCCTATCTCAAGAACAGACGTTCAGGCTTTTCGTTTATGGCATCAGGTGAGTGCGTTAACATGGCAACCATATCAACCGACGCACGTTTTGGGATTTTGTCCAAATCTGGCGCCGATGCTAAGAAGATGTTCACTGATAAGGTCGTACCAATATCCGTTAATTATCCCTTCTTTTTCAAACCGATCCAGGACGGTATGGACCGCCCAAAGACCGAGCTTGCCTATAGAGTCCCAGCCAGTAAATTTACCAGAAGAAGTATTACCTCGTCCGACAAAGCCGAGGATCTCGCCGGGCTTGACACGACCATCGACTGGAAGAACACGGGGGATAACGCCTACGATGGGGAGAAACTCAAACTCCTCGTCCACGATGAGAGTGGGAAGTGGGAAAGGCCCAACAACATCCTCAACAACTGGAGGGTTACGAAAACCACCCTCAGGCTAGGATCAAGAATTATTGGCAAGTGTATGATGGGATCAACATCAAATGCTTTAGATAAAGGAGGTAGAAATTTTAAAAAATTATATGAAAGCTCAGATGTTAACAAAAGAAACGCCAATGGACAGACTCGCTCAGGACTCTATTCTTTGTTCATTCCTATGGAATGGAATTACGAAGGATACATCGATTCTTATGGCTTTCCTGTCTTCGACACACCAGACAAACCTGTACTCGGACCTCACGGAACACCAATCAAAATCGGTGTTGTCGAGTATTGGGAAAATGAAGTAGAAGGTCTTAAAGAAGATCAAGATGGATTAAATGAATTTTATAGACAGTTTCCACGTACTACCAAGCATGCGTTTAGAGATGAGTCTAAGATGTCTTTATTTAACTTAACTAAAATATACCAGCAAATAGATTACAATGAAGAAGCATCATCTGCGGCTGTTGTAACCGCTGGAAGTTTCCAATGGGAAAATGGTATCATCGATACTAGAGTGGTTTTTTCACCCAATAAAAACGGTAGATTTCTTATAACATGGGTACCACCAATAAACTTACAAAACAGATTTATAATTAAAAATGGTATTAAATACCCAGGCAATGAACACATGGGTGCTTTTGGTTGTGATAGCTATGATATATCAGGTACAGTAGATGGTAGAGGTTCTAAAGGAGCTTTAAGTGGTTTAACTAAGTTCAGTATGGAAGATGCTCCTGCTGATCATTTTTTCTTAGAGTATATCGCTCGCCCACAAACTGCTGAATTATTCTTTGAAGATGTACTAATGGCTTGCGTTTTTTACGGTATGCCAATATTAGCAGAAAACAATAAACCTAGATTATTATATCATTTTAGAAGAAGAGGTTATAGAGGATTTAGTATAAATAGACCAGATAAAGTTTATGCTAAGTTATCAGTAACAGAAAGAGAGATTGGTGGAATACCTAACTCTAGTCAAGATATAATACAAGCACACGCTGCAGCAATTGAGACTTATATTGAAAGCGCGGTAGGTTATGATGGTGATAATTATGGAGATATGTATTTCCAAAGAACGTTAGAAGACTGGGCTAATTTTGACATAACTAGTAGAACAAAATATGATGCGTCTATAAGTTCTGGACTTGCTATAATGGCTTGTAATAAAAACAGATATGCTCCGGTAAATAAAAAGATAAGAACAGCTATAGACCTTGGTATAAAAAGATACAATAACAAAGGTGAATTATCAAAAATAATTAAGTAAATGAAAGTATATACAAATCCAAACAGTTCTTTTCCTAGCCAAGTAGTGCCAGACGAAGTTAAAAACACTTCGAAGTATGGAGAGCAAGTTGCTCAAGCCATTGAAGGCGAATGGTGGAGACAAGGCGGTAATGGAACTAGATTTGCTACATCATATAATAGATTTCATAGTTTAAGATTATATGCTAGAGGAGAACAGCCAGTTCAGAAATATAAAGATGAATTAGCTATTAATGGTGATATGTCTTATCTTAACTTAGACTGGAAACCAGTTCCTGTGTTGTCTAAGTTTGTTGACATAGTTGTTAATGGTATGTCTAATAAAGTTTTTGAAATAAAAGCTAATGCTCAAGATCCTGTATCATTAAAGAAAAGAACAGACTATGCTACTGCTATATATGAAGATATGTTAGCTAAGCCTTATTTAGAAGAATTAAAAACAAAACTAGGTCTTGATTTATATCAAAGTCCTAATCCCGCAGGTTTACCAGAAAACGAAGAAGAATTAGACATGCACATGCAGTTAAGTTATAAGCATGCTGTAGAAATTGCAGAAGAAGAAGTTATAGATAATGTTCTTGCTAAAAACAAATTTGACAATATAAGAAAAAGATTTAATTATGATCTAGTTACTTTAGGTATTGGAGCGGTTAAAACAAACTGGAACAAAGCTAATGGAATTACAATTGATTATGTTGATCCTGCAAGAATAATATTCTCATACACAGAAGATCCAAATTTTGAAGACATATATTATGTTGGTGAAGTTAGATCTTTAACTATATCTGAAATAGCAAAAGAATTTCCTGACTTAACAGAAAAAGAATTAGATAAAATATCCAAGCAAGTTGGAAACAGAGATACTATGTATGGTTGGTCAACTTATGATCCAAACACTATACAAGTTTTATATTTTGAATACAAAACTTACAATAGCCAAGTATTTAAAATAAAAGAAACAGACCAAGGTTTAGAAAAATCATTAATAAAAGATGACAATTTTAATCCACCAGAGTCTGATACTTTTTCTAAAGTGTCTAGAAAAATAGAAGTACTTTACAAAGGAGCTAAAGTAATTGGTAACAATGAACTACTAAAGTGGGAACTAGCAGAGAACATGACAAGACCTTTCGCCGATACTACAAAGGTAGAAATGAGTTATGCTATTGTTGCGCCTAGAATGTACCAAGGAAGAATAGAATCTATCGTTAGTAAAACCACTGGCTTTGCTGATATGATTCAACTAACGCATCTTAAGCTACAGCAGGTTATGTCTAGAATAGTTCCAGATGGTGTATTCTTAGATATGGATGGTTTAGCAGAAGTTGATTTAGGTAATGGCACAAATTATAATCCAGCTGAAGCATTAAATATGTACTTTCAAACTGGTTCGATAGTTGGTAGATCATTAACACAAGAAGGTTCACTTAACCAAGGCAAAGTACCAATACAAGAATTAACAAGCTCTAGTGGTCAAGGTAAAATACAGAGTTTAATACAGACTTATCAATATTATTTACAAATGATAAGAGACGTTACCGGACTTAATGAAGCTCGTGATGGTAGTGATCAAGATAAAAATTCATTAGTTGGTTTACAAAAATTAGCAGCTAACGCATCTAACACTGCCACTAGACATATATTAAACTCAAGTTTATGGCTAACGCTTAGAACATGTGAAAATATATCTTTAAAAGTAGCTGATTCTTTAAACTATCCTTTAACTTTAAATTCTTTAAAAAGTTCTATATCTACTTACAACGTAGGAACATTACAAGAGATACAAAATTTAAATATACATGATTTTGGTATTTATTTATCTTTAGAACCTGAAGAAGAAGAAAAAGCTCAGTTAGAACAAAACATACAAATGGCTATACAGCAAGGTGGAATAAACCTTGAAGATGCCATTGATATACGTCAGATTAAAAATTTAAAACTAGCTAATGATGTTTTAAAACAAAGACGTAAAAAGAAAGATGCTAAAGAACAAGCTAATCAACAAGCTAATATAGCAGCTCAAGGACAAGCTCAATCTGATGCAGCTGAAAAAGTAGCAATGTCAGAAGTACAAAAACAAGAAGCTATATCAGGTTCTAAAGTACAATTTGAACAAGCCGTTAATCAAATGGAAATACAACGTATGCAGATCGCTGCTCAAATAGAACAGCAAAAAATGGAAGTACAACATCAGTATGACATGGCATTAAAAGGTATGGATGTTCAGGCTATAGAGAAAAAAGAAAATATGATCGAAGATCGTAAAGATAAACGTAGTAAAATAGAAGCTACACAACAAAGTGAATTAATAAGCCAAAGACAAAACGATTCTTTACCTATTGATTTCACGGAGTCAGATGTGCCAGCAGGAATGCCAGCAGTCTAATTTTATTAATAATTATATAATATTTTATCATGTCAGAATTAAAAGAAGAAGTAAAACAAGAAGGCGACTTTAAAATAAAGTCAAAATCTAAGTTAAAAAAATTTAGCAATAAAACAGAAGAGCCAGCAAAAGTTGATCTTACTAAAGATGCTAATGTAAAAATTGATGAACCTATAAAGGTTGATTTAACTAAAAAACCAGAAGCAGATGCCATTCAAGTCGGAGAAACAAAGAAGGTGGATGTGGGCGAACAAGCCGGAGATGGCGAAATCGTGGACATTGGAGGAGACGAACCAGTTGAAGAGTCCAGCCCGATTATTGAAGAAATTCAAGAGGTGGGAGAAAAGCCACTACCAAAACAAGAACAAATAGTTCAACCAAAAATAGAATTACCAGATAATGTAGAAAAGCTTATTGCTTTCATGAAAGAAACTGGTGGTACTATAGAAGATTATACAAGACTTAACGCTGATTATTCAGACGTTGACGAAGATACTCTGTTAAGAGAGTACTATAAAAACACTAAGCCTCATCTTTCTAATGATGATCTTTCATTTGTAATGGAAGAGAATTTTTCGTTTGATACAGACTTGGATGAGGAGCGAGATATCCGAAAAAAGAAACTCGCAAAAAAAGAAGAAATTGCAAAAGCTAAAAAGCATTTAGAAGATGTAAAGGTTAAGTACTACGACGAGATTAAGTTAAGACCGAACGTAAACCAAGATCAACAAGATGCAATGGACTTTTTCAATAGATACAACAAAGATCAAGAGTTAGCTACACAGCAACACGAGAGGTTTGTTAACGACACTAATACTTTATTCTCTGATGATTTCAAAGGTTTTGATTTCGAAGTTGGTGAAAAAAAATTTAGATATGGCGTTAAAGATCCTAGTAATGTTGCAGAAAATCAATCAAACATTAACAACTTCGTCGGGAAGTTCTTAGACACTGAAGGTAATGTTAAAGATACGAAGGGTTATCATAAAGCTATGTACGCTGCTCAAAATGTAGATCGTATTGTAAAACATTTTTATGAACAAGGTAAAACTGATGGGATTAAAAACGTAATGCAAAGTTCTAAAAACCCTACATTAGACGCTCCGCGTCAAGGTGCAGGACAGGACATTACATTAGGTGGTTTTAAAGTACGCGCTATAGACGGAGTAGATAGTTCTAAGTTGAAAATTAAAACAAGTAAATTTAACAATTAAAAACAAACAATTATTATGGGTGTATTAAGTCCTCAATTTGGGAGTTTATTACCTTCGTTAACCACTCAACCTTTAGTAAGCAATTACTTAAATTTTAACAGTGGCGCAGGAAATGACTTCGCACAACAATATCTACCAGAAATTTATGAAGCAGAGGTAGAGCGTTATGGAAACAGAACGTTAGCAGGCTTTTTAAGAATGGTTGGCGCTGAAATGCCAATGATGTCTGACCAAGTAGTTTGGTCTGAACAAAACAGATTACACATTAGTTATGATCAAGTAGCTTGTAGCGCTGTTGGCGCAAATGGCGGTAATAGACTTACAGTTCCAGCAGGTTCTGTAAATACAATATTTACTAACATGACTGTAGTAATCATGGATCCTTCTAATCCTTCTTTCACAGTTAAAGCTATTGTAGTTGCTACAGGTGCTGCTGGAGCTGGAG